TGACAAAGTCAGTAAATCCGGACATGTCCATATTCTTGAAAGAAGCAAAAGAGTCTTTGATCTTCTGAACAAACTCTTTAATCTTATCGGATATGACAATGAACAACCCATTCTGCATAAGACTAGTTTTGAATGTGGAAAATGCAACAGCAACACCACTAGCGAAATTCTTTATTGCAAGAACCGCTCCACCCAAAACAAATCCGATGTTTGTTACAGCTTTTCCAAATATATCACTGGACTTTATAGAATCTCGGAGATTCATAAGGTAGTCACCAAGATTTGCGGCAAAATCCAACAGACCACCGCCAGCAGGAGTAATAACCCCAAGTAACTGACCCACACCTTTACCTAAAGCAATAAATGGTTGAGCCAGAATATCAACAGCGGCGAATAGACCTTTGAATATGCGTTTGACCTTGTCGCTAGTCTCTGCCCCCATTTTGAAGTTTCGACTTAAAACTTCAAGTTGGATACTGATGTCGGCTAACTGACGACCAGTAATAGGTGGAAAGATCTCTTCAAATGCATCTTTGAAAAGGGTTACTATATGAACAACACCCTCAAATGCATTACGCATAGCGTCGATCATCTTTACTCGTCCACCATTGTCTTTCCACTTTTGTAACATAGAATTGCGAGCGGCAGAATAAGCACCGATCATACCACCAACGACATTGCTGATCTCGGTCATTAAAGCTTTAGCCTCTTCAAAGTCACCAACAACTAATTGCCAACTTTGACCCCAACCGGATTGAGCCGCTTCTTTCAAAGTGTCCCACAATTGAGACATAGTTTTGACTTTGGTAGCGGCGTCATTAGCCATTTTTCCTTGCTCAATAATGGCCTGGCTTTCCTTCTCAGTATAACCCATAGCCTTTAACTGGGCCTCTGTTAAATCTCCAGTGAAGGTTGATAATGTCTCGGTCAAGACTGCTGTTGTAAGCCATCCTTTGGATAAAGTCTCTCTGAATGATCCTTCTTTCTTAATCATTTCATCAATGGCTACACCATGTTTTCGAGCCGTATTTGTCAATGCAGTCTGGAATACCTTACCACCCATACCAGCATTAACAACCGAGTTCCAGTCCATTAACTTAACTGTTCCAGAGGCCATTGCTTGAGATAACTGATACATGGCTGTACTGGCTTGTTGAGCATTACTACCTGACACGGCGGCCAGATTAGCAATACCTTTGATCGCTGATACAGATGTATCGAGCTTAATACCGGCTGCGGTGAACGTACCGATATTACGGGCCATCTCTGTGAAGTTATATATGGTCTTGTCAGAGTAATTGTTCAGTTCTAGCAAGGCAGCATTAACTTGATCGAGATTTGTATTGTCAGCGGAAGTATTTGCCAAGATGGTTTGAATTGCACCCATTTGGGTCTCATACTCACTTAGTCCCATTTTGATGGGGTCGACCATTAAACCATTCCAAAGTGCTGTCCCAGCTTGTATTGCGGAATTTGTGATGTTTTGCAGGACTGTAAATCCGACAACACCAAGAACTGAGAAATTACTAGTTACAGCACCTATCGTATCGCCTATTCCACCGAGAGAAAATGAATTCCCGGCAGTAGATAGTCGCGATAAACTCCCGGCAGCAGCATCGAGGTTCAATCCTTTTTTCAAAGTGTCTAATGTTTTGACACTATCTTGAACTCCGCTTTCAAATTGTTTGTTGTCGAAACCCAATTCGACCAATCGTTTGTCAACCGTTGGGCTCATAATGATTTAACCTCCTTCCAAAGATCCTCAGCAATGGCGTTGAATATGGGTTTCATCGCTGGGTTTATAAAATCTCTACCTTGAACATAACCACCACTTCTTGTTGCGTGACCGTATTGTAAGAGTACAACAACTGGTACTCCGTTTATGATATTGGAGTTCGTCCAGGAGATGGAATAACCGGATCTATTAACATCGATCTCGTAATCCCAAGAGTTTGAAGTTAAACCACTTTCAACAGGGGTTGCAGACGATAATACTGAAACACCTTGTCTAGCATACTTTTCAAGAATGCTTCTAACTTGGATATTCTGAGCATTCTTAAGCAACTTTTCAGTGTTATTAAAATTTCCTTTTTGCTTAATTATGATCATAATTTATCCTTTAGTATTTAATCTTGCTTTTCTTTCAGCATTTAATGCTCGGTTTCGAGCTATTGTTTCGCTCTGACTTAGTGCTTTTGGTTTTTGGTTCTTTAGATTACACACATTAATTAATGTTAGCAATCTGTTTAGATGCCATTTTTGGCACTCAAACGGAATGTTCAAGGTAATCATATAATAATAGATAATTTCTGCCGTGACAATTTCACGGTTCGTAACTTTGTGTTCGTCTTTCGAGAACGTTGTAGCGGTCATCGAATCTTCTATGTATTTATGTATGGTGTCTATCGTATGTGACGGAATACCCAAGTAACATAGTGGATCAATGTCAGAGGGAGTTATTGTCATGCAACGAATATAATCTAAAGATTCGATATTTGTCTTTTCCCCTTTGGTAAAGAACGGTTTATGCCATTTGCTCTCCCATTTTGATAAGGAGACCAAAGAATGTTCTAATGTTACCGCTTTAACTTCTTTTGTAGTGATGAAAATTTCGTTTCGTTCATCCCAAAGATCATTATTAGCGGGAATATTAATAATTAACATAGTTTGGTCTCCTTATTCAAATAGTTTGAGTTATGATTGCGGGGGCGGGGAGGCCTTTTTCACAACCAGACCGTTTACGAAAACGGCAGCAGCCGCGGCATCAGTGGCCAATTTCATGAAGAGGATACTAAAAGCCGGATTCTGTTCGAATGCATCTCGAAGTTCTTGAGTCTTCTCAAACCGACGTCCATCTGGAGTTTTAACCCCATAGGCCATAAGAATGAAGTCCTTAAGAACCTTGATGATTTCGCCCTGTTCTTGAGCCTCGACCAACCGTTGGATCTTCGCGCTGATACCACCGGCGACAGACAGTTCCATCGTGGCAGCCTCGGTTTCGGTTATGTTAAACATGAAGGTTTCAGTGCGTTCAACATCGTCGTAATCTGTGTAGGTGATTTTTTCTTTGATCATTTTTATTCCTTTCAAGAAAAGATAAAGGGATCCTACAATGTCATAAGATCCCTTTTTGTAGTTCGGACTCTCTTAACCGCCAGCAGGGGTCAGAAGAGTGATGACTTCGGCCGGAAGAGGCAAGCGACCTTCAACCGGAGTAGCGACGTCCGAACCGTACAGGATTAACTCGAGAGCGGCCAGATCTTCTGGGGCGACCTTTGTAGAATCAACCGTCAAAGAGGCAGTTGGCTTGTAACCGACGACAGCTTCTGGTGTGGTTGAGATAGCCCAACTGAACTCGATCGCGTCGGGGCTTTCATTGATGGTGCCATACGCCTTCTCGGAAGGAGCAGTCGTTGCACCATAAATAAGGTGCAGAAGATATCCAAAGTCCTGGCCCTTGACATCATTACCCTTGGCAGTGCGATAGCACAAACCGAAGGAGCTGCGGGCCTGTTGACCCAGTTTGACGCCGGGGGTCGGCTCAGCCGATCCATCGCAGGCACCGAATTCATCAGGGTAGGTGTAGGCCGTGACAGTCGCGCCGAAGGATTCCGCAGATTGCAAATTCAGGTATTTGATGTTGTCAGCGTACAAAGGTGTGGACTCAGCACCGGAAGGACTCTCGGTCACGCCGGTCAAACCATTCCAGGCTACACCCTTCGGGTAAGCGCCCAGGGCATTGCGGACATACAATACTCCATGATCAACGCCGGTTTCATAAATCTTCTCACCGGTCTTGTCCCAATTGATTTTATTTCCCATATTTTTCTCCTAATAGAAAAGACGAAAAAGATTGTGATTAAGATTGTCTGAGGTAAAGTGTCTTTCAAATGAACACTTTGATAACATCGCAACTTTATCCGGAATAAGACTATCCGGATCCGCATCTATGACGGTTACCGAATATTGCTTATCATAACAATAAGGAAGATTGTCGGCAAATTGTGTTTTAGCGGTATCTAACCCAAAGACAATACATGGATATACCATACTAACGGTCGGAGGCGGTTGAAAATATACATTCTCAGAGCCGAGCAACGTCTCCAATAGTGCTTGGAGGTTAACCCTTGGGGCCATTATATACACCTCCGATCGTTAGTATTAGACGGGGTCGTAAAACTTCAACACTAGTAACTTTCCAGTATTGATCCATCCATTTGATATATCGAATATTGGAGAAGTTCTTCGAGGCAAAGTCGTCGGCAACGATACTTATTCGGTTAGATACTACCAAGTTATCGTTAAGGTGTTCGGTTGAATCCCAACGCCTATTTTCTCGTAAAATATCACCAGAGTGAATATGTTCAGTGGCTATCTCTTTGAAAATACCAGGAGAGGTTAGCTCACTTTTGACATATCCTACTTCTCCTTGATATTTTGCCATATTTCACCGATCGATTAACCGGCGACG